AGAATTGATCAGATTATGCCTCCAGAATATGGAAAAGTAGTAGATGCCTACATTTAAAAAAGATAAATATCAACTGATTAAAAAAGCGGTGTCCAAAGAGGTATGTGATATAGCTTATCGTTATTTACAAATCTCAGCTGAGGCCGATTATTGGTTGTTACAAAAAAATGCTACTCATGAAAGAAATCCTTTAATAGGGAATTTTAAAGATGTACAGGTTCCTAATTCTTATGCAAAGTATGCAGATCGTTTAATGGAAACATTACTGGTTAAAACTATTCCTGTAATGGAAAAGAAAACCGGATTAAAATTAGTCCCTACCTATGCTTATTGTAGATTATATAGAACAGGTAATATTCTACAAAGGCACAAAGATAGACCGAGCTGTGAAATATCAACCACTCTTAATTTAGGGGGAGATCCATGGCCTATTTTTATAGACCCTACAGGATCTAGTAATGTTATTGATGAATACAAAGGTATTCATAAACCTAATGCTCCTAAAGGGATTCCTTATACGTTAGGCCCAGGAGATATGATTATTTATTCTGGCTGTGAATTAGAACACTGGAGAGAACCTTTCCAAGGTAAACTCTGTGGTCAGGTATTTCTACACTATAATCATGCAGATGGAAGGTTTGCAAAGACCAATTTGTATGATAAAAGACCTATACTCGGCATACCTAAACTAGGTTGAACTCGCCGCTAATATAGTATATTTTCATTACAAGGATTTTTGTATGCTACAAAAGATAGGATTTTTGCCTGGATTTAATAAACAAGTTACCCCTACAACCGCTGAAGGACAATGGGTTGGAGGAGATAATGTACGTTTCAGGTACTCAACACCAGAGAAAATAGGAGGGTGGGCTCAACTAGGAGAAGAATATTTAACCGGAGCAGCCCGAGCTCTTCACCATTTTGTAAACAGTAACCAAGTTAAGTATTCCGCTATCGGAACTAATAGAATTTTATATGTATATTCTGGTGGTGTGTTTTATGACATTCACCCTTTGGTTAATCCATCAGGTACAGCTTTATCTAATTGTTTTAGTACAACTAATGGAGATGCAGAAGTAACCATTACTTTCGGATCCGATCACAGTTTTTCAAAAGGAGACATTATTCTTTTTGGTGGAACTTCAACTTTTAGTTCTATTACGGGTTCTAACTTTGGAGCTTCTGATTTTTGTGACAAAAAGTTTATGGTCACAAGTGTTCCTACAGGATCAACTATTACGATTACAATGCCTAGTAATGAAACTGGTTCAGGAGCCACGACTTCTGGAGGCATAACTTATTTTCAATATTATTCAGTCGGACCCGCTAAACAATTAGGTGGAGACGGATGGAGCATTGGCCAATGGGGTGGTACCGTGGCCGGTGAATACACAACAACTTTAAATGGAGGCATTAATGCTTCCACAGAAACAATCGTCCTGACCGATGCTAGTTTGTTTCCAAGTTCAGGAACTTCATATATCCAAATTGGAACAGAAGAAATTTCATATACAGGAATTGATGGTAATACTTTAACCGGTGTAACGCGAGAAGTACGGAACACGACCGCGGCTATCCACGCGGATGGCGCGACGGTAACAAATTCTTCTGACTACGTTGGATGGGGAAATCCGGCTTCTGGAGACTACGTAATTAAGCCCGGAACATGGACCTTGGATAACTATGGAACTAAACTCATAGCTTTAATCACGGATAGTAAATGTTTTGAATGGGACGCAGATGCAGCAAATGCTACATCAACACGAGCAACAGCTATTTCAGGAGCTCCTACCGCTTCTAGAGATGTATTAGTATCTACACCCGACAGACACTTAGTATTTTTTGGAACAGAAACCACTATAGGTACAACAAGTACTCAAGATAATATGTTTATTCGTTTCTCTTCTCAGGAAGATATTAATACCTATACTCCGACAGCAACTAATACGGCTGGTACACAAAGACTAGCTGATGGATCTGAAATTAGAGGAGCTAAAAGAGGTAGAGATGCAATTTACGTTTGGACTGATACTGCGATGTTTACAATGCGTTTTGTTGGTCAACCGTTTACATTCTCGTTTGATCAAGTCGGAACTAACTGTGGATTAATTGGAAAGAATGCATGTCTAGAAGTAGATGGTGCGGCCTATTGGATGTCTGAAAACGGTTTCTTTAGATATACTGGTAAACTAGAATCAATGGACTGTTTAGTTGAAGACTATGTTTACGATGATCTTAACACTACAGCTAATCAATTAATTACTGCCGGTTTAAATAATCTATTTGGAGAAGTTATTTGGTTTTATTGTACAGAAAATTCTACCGTTATTAATAGAATGGTTTGCTATAACTATATTGATTCCTCTGCTCAAAGAGGAATATGGACTACGGGAAGTTTAGCTAGAACTACGTGGCAAGACTCAGCTGTGTTTGGCCTTCCTCATGCAACTAAATACAATGACTCTGGAACACAAGCTTCAACGGAATCTACATTTGTAGGTGGAAACACGGATGGAATTACAACATACTTTGAACATGAAACAGGGGTTAATGAAGTAGCCGGTGGAACTGCTACCGCTATATCTTCTAACATTGAATCTGGAGATTTTGATATTACACAAACTGAAAAAGAGGGTGTAACCTTTAGAGGAGATGGTGAAGTGTTTATGTCTATTAGAAGATTTATACCTGACTTTTTATCTCAAACTGGTAATACAAAAATTACATTAAACCTTAGAGATTATCCTAATGCTTCTCAAGTGAGTTCAACATTAGGTCCTTTTACTATTACATCAAGTACCAATAAAGTTGATACTAGAGCTCGAGCAAGATCGGTTGCTCTTAAGGTAGAGAATGATGGATTGAATCAAGACTGGAAACTTGGTACATTCAGATTAGACGTTCAACCGGGAGGAAGAAGATAATGAGTATATTGGATAACTGGTCCAGACATGCCACAGCATCAGAACAAATGAAATTACTGGGAGAAAGTGATTATCATCAGAAAGCTGGTTATAACTTTATGCAAAACTTTCCTAACACACCAGAGTGGTTGGCGAACGCTTTAGCTACAGGCTACCAATATGGAACCGAAGGATTAAAATCTTTATATAATCCTTTTGATAATTATACTTTTAGCGATGCTATGAGTAGAGCAGCTGAAGAAGCTCGTTTAAATAAATTAGGTATTAAAGGAGAAGGGTTTGACATAAATGAGTATACTGATTTTATTAATAAATTTGATACAGCTTATGATGATAAACCTATTCTTAATGTACAAAACCAAGAACCTGTAACCTTAGGTTTTAGTTACAGTGGTGGATATCCTGTACGGGCTGCAGAGCAAACGAATATGATTCTTCCTCAACGAAAACCTGACAGAACGGAGTATGATGATCTAACCGATGATCTGAAAGCATTATCTTATGCAGTAAACAGTTCTAATAATACTGAGGAGGAAGAAAATAAATTTTTAGAATTTTTAAAATCTATGGGAAGAGGTACTGTAAATTATATGACTGGCCTACCTTTTGTAGGTACTGGTTTAAAATTTATTGGGGATCAATTTGAATATAAACCAGCTCAGCGAGGAGTTTATGGTTACAGTGCAGCTGACTTAGATAGAATGAATGCTCGAGGAGGATGGTATAGTGAACCAGCAAGAGCGGCAAGAAGATGGGAAAACAGACAATCAAATATATTAAACAGAGCTGCTGCAGGTCAACCCGTTGGAAACGTTGATAAATTATTAGGAACCCATGGATATACATCAGATGGAAGTGGTGGAATATCTTTTACAGGTCAACCTGAAGGAGATCGGAGTGCCGGAGCAGGTTATAGTCGAAGTGATGATAGTTGGAGTTCTAGTCCATTTGCCCAAGGAGGTCTAGCAAGTCTATGGCAAAGATAGTACAAGTATTAACCAGACAAGGTGATGATTACGAACCTCAAGTAGCTAACTCTTTAGTTAGAGATTTAGATGGTGTAATTCAAAAACTTAACACAACCTTTCAAGAAGAATTAAAACAAGAGATAGAAGCTAAAGCCTTCTTTATGGAATAATGGCTGTTGTAAATATATATAAATTTTATGGAGTTGATAATGTTGCATCTACAGATGCCCAAACGATGTTTGGATCTGGCTTACCTGCAGCTAATGAAACGTATTTAGTTAAATCAATTAAAGTAACTTCAGCTGGAACACCATCTGTAACTGTGATAAATAATTCTATTACAACTATTAAATCAGCTGCTTTGACAGCTAACGTAACAACCGAATTGTTAACCCAACCCTTAGTGGTAGAGGGTGGCAATACCCTAACAATAGCATCAAGCAGTACAGATTCTTTTGATATTGCTGTTAGCTATTTAAATATTAAGAAGGAGATAACGTCATGACGGATGAAGTACCTAAGTACCTGGCTGCCGAAACGGAAGTCACTATTAAAAATAAGAAAACAGGAGCTATTTATAAGGAAGATAAGGAATGGAAAGACCTTGGAGTGGCCGAAGAAGACATCCAAACAGATGTGCTTATTAAAGCACCAAGACTTGATTTATACGGCAAAACAAAGTAAGAATAGGATTCCAGGTGAAAATCCTGCCTTTTTTACAATTTAACAGATACAAACTATGAGCATAATGCGAGCACAATTACCTAGAGAACTATACGCCGGCGGAGGTATCACCCAAGTTAGGCAACCTTATTTCTTAGGTAAAGTTGTAAGCGCAGTAACTAAACCTATTAAAAAAGTATTTAAAAGTCCTGTAGGTAAAGCTGCAGCGCTCTATGGATTAGGAACTATGCTGGGCGGAATGCCTGCGTTTGGAGGAGCAGGGGGCTCATTTATGAGTAGATTAACAAACCCAGCTCTTTTAAAAAATTTAATCACTCCTAGCGGATGG